TTTCTTTTTTGCAAAATCCAGCGATAAGCAGAACTCAAGCTTTTTTGGTGTTTCAAGGGCAAAAGACGTTTTTCAATGGCAGGCGCTGCTGCACTGCAAAAAGCCGTTGGGGGCGCAAGAGCCGGGGCCGGGCGCAAGCCTGCCTACATGCGCAACAACAAGGTTTCGGTTGCTTCGACTATCCTGAAGGATACTGGCAAAAAACCCCTCAACGTTTTGATCGAGAACATGCGCAAGTATGACGCGCGTTCGCACAAGGAAGCTGCGAACTCGACAATCTGATCAAGAAATTCGTCGATGGTGAAATGGCTGACCTGACGATCCAGGAAATCTGCACTAAATTCCGCGAAGCCTTGCATGCTGAAATCCATTGGGATCAGCTAGCGAACAAGGCGGCTGTTGAAGCGGCACCCTACCTGCATGCGAAGCTGCAGACTGTTGAACTGAATGTGAATGACGACCGTGTTGACGACAAGTCCGACGAAGAACTCGCAGCAGAGTTGAAAGAAAGCGCAGAGGTTGCAGTTGACTGAATCCATTTCAGAGGAAGCGAGTGCGGAATGAGCGACGGCAAATCCCTTACTTCAATCGTGCATCCTGTTGCGCCTTGGTATTCGCGCGTTGTGCGTTGGATTTGGTATCGAGATATTCGCGGCGCTTCGCTTGAAGAAATTGAAATTGATCTGGATAAGCTTCGCAAAGGCAAATTGATCATTCCTTCAAAGAAAGATTGAACATGCAAATTGGTCGTGTACTTGGCGCAACAAGAACGATAGGAAAGCAACAAGGTTACATGGGCCTTCCGATTCGAGATGATTTTATTCACTGCAAAGTGAGTGGCGAAAATACTCCAGCAATGACGACAGCTTGGCTGCCGACGCCGAAAGAACTTGAAGCATTAAACGCTGGCGCTCCAGTTCTTGTACGTTTAATTGGAACTATGCATCCGCCGATTATAGTTGAGGTAGGGGAAGCACCATGATCCCTAAACAATTCCCCTTCATGCCCAAAAACTTCAAACCCGACGAAGTTCTGGTCGGCGCAAGCTACAAGGATCAGGATTTGGGCTTCATCGTGCAGGTCAAGGAAGACGGCACAATTGACTACGATCATTTCGCCAAGGCATTCGAGCAGTTGAAGCAGGGTCTTTGGGATGCGGCGATCGGGACGAAGGGAGGGGAGCAGTGACGAATCGTCTTGTTGACCACTTCATGCTGGCCGGAACATACATCAGCAATGGTGATCCTAATCTTGCTGCACCTGAATTGACCGAAGAAGAACGCGCCTTGGCTCTTGAACTTCTTGTTGCATCAAAACAATTGAAAGATATACGCAGCCTTAAAACTTTTGGTGGGACGATTAAGCTTCCAATTGAAGCTGCTGGGCAAATCGCAAAAATCCTTGTGGCCAAAGGTTATTCGAAAGGCAAAAAACAATGACCACCCCTGCAGTCGGCCACCTTCGCATTGTCGGCGAAAATGAAACGCCGAAAGACATTTGCCGCTGCCCGGTTTGCGACAGCCCGATCCCGCAACACTTGGTGCGGTGGCACTTTGAAACCCGGACGCTGGTGCGTAATGGCATGGCGATGAGCTTGCCGCCGCTGGATGCGAAAATATTCAACAGCCTCTGGAAGCGTTTGGGCAAAGGCCATTTTGTCACTCGTTCGCAGCTTACTGATGAAATCTATGCCGACCGCATTGATGGCGGTCCCGAGTCGCTCAACATTGTGAGCGTCCGACTCGCAGTCATGCGGCCTTATCTGAGGCCGTTCGGGATCAGCATCAAATCGAAGATGGGCCAGGACAGCGGCTACTGGATGGTTCTTTCATAGGGCTATCATGCTGTGAACAAACCGCTCCCTAAAGGCCTGATCGGAATCCCCGAAGAAAAGCACGCCGAAATTTCGCGCCGGGCCATGGAGCGCAGCCTCGAAATCATCGAGGAAATGAAAAAGCGCAAACGCAAGAAGCTGCATGCCAAAAGCTTTTATGAATTCGTGAAGTGGCACTGGCCGACGCTGGAGCCTGAAACAAAGTTGATCGACGGTTGGGCGCTGCAGGCAATCTGCGAGCATTTGCAGGCGACAGCCGAAGGCAAGATTCGCCGCATCCACATCAACGTGCCGCCCGGCTTCATGAAGTCGTTGCTGACGAATGTGTTCTTTCCGGCATGGTGTTGGGGGCCATTCAACCGACCGCACTGGCGCTTTCTTTCATTCAGCTATGCCGCGAGCCTGACTGCACGCGACAATCGAAAATTGAGCGCGGTTCTGAATTCATACCCCTATCAACTCGATTGGGGCGACACATTCGAAATTCTCAAGGATGGCGAAAGCCTGATCACCAATTCAATCACCGGCTGGAAACTCGCGACCTCGGTCGGCGGTGTTTCGACTGGTGAACGCGGTGATTTCATTTTGGCAGACGATCTTCACAACGTGAAGGAAGGCGAGTCGAAAACGATCCGCACCAACACGACCACATGGTTCCGTGAGGCAATGCAAAACCGCCTCAACTCAATCAAGAATAGCCGTGTGATCGTGATCATGCAGCGCGTGAACGAGGAAGATGTTTCGGGCGTCATCCTCAACAATGACATGGACTATGAGCACTTGATGATCCCGATGGAGTACGACCCGAACCGCCATTGCGAAACGAAGATCGGCTGGGAAGACCCTAGAACTGAGGAAGGCGAATTGGCATGGCCCGAGCGGTTCGATGAGGAAGACTGCGCCAAGTTGAAGAACGACATCGGCGAATACGCTTGGGCTGGTCAGTATCAGCAGACCCCCGAAGTCCGTGGCGGCGGCATCTTCAAGCGTGAATGGTGGCAGTTGTGGGAAGAACGAACCTACCCAACCTTTGATTATATCGTCGCTTACCTTGATCCGGCTTACACCGAAAAAGAGGAAAACGACCCTTCGGCGATGACCATCTGGGGCGTGTTCAAGAAAAATGGGCTGCCGAAGATCATGCTGATCTATGCTTGGGAGAAGCGCGAAGAACTCCATGGGCTGGTGAACGAGACATTCAAAGCTGCGAAAAAGTGGCAATCCGACATTTTGTTGATCGAAAACAAAGCTTCAGGCATAAGCGTTTCTCAGGAAATCAGACGGCTTTATGTGGGGGCACCGTTCGCTGTGCGGCTGGACGAACCTGAAGGCGACAAAGTTGCGCGAGCGCATGCGGCTTCTCACGTTTGGGAGCAGGGCATGGTTTATGTGCCGACGATCGATGGCGAGGTTGTCGATTGGGCGCAGAAGGTGATTGACCACATGGCGGTTTTCCCGAAAGGCTCGCACGACGACATCACTGACACAGCGACTGGTGCGGTGCGGTTTTTGCGTCGGATGGGCTTGCTGGAGCGTAGCGATGAACTCCAGGAGCAGGCGTCCAGTGAAATGGCCTATCAATCTGGGAAGTATGTGACCAAGCCGTTGTACCCTTGTTAGAAAGAAAACAGATGACCCCAACTAAAGACGAAATCAAAGTCCTGATCGCCGCGAATGCACAGCAGGTTGTCAATTTGCTACAGGCAGCTTCTCAAGGCCGGTTGCAAATGCAGCTATCAGCCACCGACATCTTGAGCCTGTTGGCGCGGGCCACCGAGCATGCAGCTGCGCTGAACGCGATGGAAGCGCAGGAAAAGGCCTTTGCCGCCAAAACAATTCCAGTTTCAGCCGTTGGCGATGAGACGCCGAAGGAAGACTAATGGATATTTCTCCGCACATTCGTCTCGGTCCTACTGCTGGTTTGGGTGCTGCGCAGGATCAAGATGTTTTGCTGCCGGAAGAACAGAAAGTTGAATCGCTCAAGATCGAGCATGATGATGGCTCGGTCACGATCAACTTTGAACCGCCGAAAGATGAAACAAAATTCAACAAAGAGCACTTCGCGAATATTGCTGATCAGATCGATGACAGCGCTCTGAATACGATCGCGCAAGAATTGCTGCAGTTGATCGAAACTGATGACCAAAGCCGGAAAGACTGGCTCGACATGCAGGCCAAAGGCATTGAACTTTTAGGCCTCAAGATTGAAAGCCCGAAAGGCGACACTGGTTCAAGTTCTTCGCCGGTTGAAGGCATGTCCACAGTTCGTCACCCGATGCTGTTGGAAAATCTGTTGCGTTTTCAGGCGACAGCGCGCGGCGAACTCTTACCAGCGAACGGCCCGGTTAAGGTCCGCACCGATGGCACACAAACCAGCGTCAAGGATGAATTGGCTGAAGCGCTTGAAAACGATTTCAATCACTATCTGACCGTGACCAATAAAAGCTATTACCCGGACACCATTCGCATGCTGTTCGGGCTGGGTGGCGGTGGCTCGGGGTTCAAGAAGCTTTATCACTGCCCATTGAAGCGTCGTCCAATTTCTCTTTCAGTTCAAGCAGAAGACCTGATCGTTAACAGTTCGGCGACTGACCTCGATTCAGCGGGCCGCATCACACACCGCATCAAAATGCGCCCGGCAGTATTCAAGCGCATGCAGTTGCTCGGGGCTTATCGTGATGTTCCGGTGAACGATCCTGTCATGCCGACGCCGAACGAGGTTGATGCCCAGAAGACAGAAGTCGCAGGCATTGATCCTTCAGTTTCGCAAAACACTTCCGATCCTGCATTGATGGATCGTGAGATTTATGAGTGCTATTGCGAATGGAATATTCCAGGCTTCGAGCACAAGGAAAACGGCGAACAAACCGGGCTGCCGCTGCCTTGGAAGATCGTTATCGACAAAGCTTCAATGCAAATTCTTGAAGTTTCACGTAACTGGGACGAAGGCGATGAAGAATATGAGCGCCGGAAAGTTTTTGTTCAGTATGTTTTTGTTTACGGTATTGGTTTTTATGGCATTGGTCTTTTTCATATTCTTGGCAATTCTGAACTTGCCCTGACGGCTGCTTGGCGCGAAATGCTGGACGCTGGCATGTTCGCGAATTTTCCGGGGTTTTTGTTCGCGAAAAGCCTTGGCCGCCAGAACACAAACGAATTCCGCGTGGCACCAGGCTCTGGTGTTGCGATCGATTTGGCTGGGCTGCCGTCAATTCGAGACGCAGTGATGGAGTTGCCGTATAAAGACGTTGGCCCTGCGCTGATCGAGCTCGTTGACAAGATCGCCGAAAGCTGTGGGCGTTTGGGCGGGGCCGCTGAAACGCTGGTCGGTGAAGGCAAGCAGGATGCTCCGGTCGGCACGACGATCGCGTTGATTGAGCAGGCGACGAAGATCGTGGACGCGGTTCACAAAAACCTGCATGCAGCACAAGCCGAAGAATTCCAGATTTTGAAAAAGCTTTTGTCGGAAGACCCTGAAGCGTTCTGGCGCAACAACAAGAAAACCAAGACCAAATGGGACGAACAAAAGCTGAAAGCGGCACTTGATGATCAGGATATTGTTCCGGCAGCAGACCCGAATACCCCTTCACACATGCACAGATTGCTGAAGGCAGTCGCGCTCAAGCAACTGCAACAGGCCAATCCTGGTTTGTATGACGCGAAGAAAGTCGATGAAAAGATTCTAAAGATCATGGGCTATGAAGACCCTGAAAGCCTGTTCGCGCCGCCTGCGCCTGCTGCTGGCCCTGAT